GGCGTGAACATGGCTGGAATTATCGAGGTGCCTCAGAATCTCACGCAAGAGCAGGCCGAGCAGTTGGCTGCCGGTGTTGATCGTCGGCACGGCGGTTGGCGTCGTTCCGCAAAGACGGGCGTTCTTACGGGTGGCGCACAATGGAAGAGCACGGGTATTGACCCTGACAAGGCGGGGCTAATCGAACAACGCAAGTTTGCCGTGCTTGATGTGGCCCGCGCGTTTAGTATTCCGCCGTATCTTCTCGGCGTAACCGATAGCGGTATGTCTTACTCAAGCGTCGAGCAACAGGGCTTGCAATTCGTGGCTATGTCTTTGCGTCCTCTCGTGGCAAAGATTGAAAACGCTTTTAGCAAACTCATGTCTCGTACGCCGGGCGGTGAAACGGCGTTTATTCGTTTCAACATGGACGCTCTCGTGCGGGCCGACTTGGCGGCAAGAACGCAAGCCTATTCGTCAGCCCTACAGGCGGGCTGGATGAGTATTAACGATGTTCGCCGCGTTGAGAATATGCGCCGAGTCGATGATGTTTCAGCCGATAAGCCTCGTGTGCCTTTGGCTCAGGTAAACATTGACGCCGCGCCGCTTTCGGGCGACAAAGAACGCGTCGCTATGGCTCAGCAACTCGTGTCGGTTGGTTACGATCCGGCATCGGTGGCGAAGCTTCTCGGACTCGACATTATCCATACCGGATTGCCTTCGGCTCAGTTGCAACAAGTGGCCATGATTGACCCGGAGAACCCGACGAGTGTTTATCCAGGGGGGAACTAATGCAGGCACCGGGATATCTTGACCTTGATTGCTGGCAGGGCGCGAACTTCGACTATCAACTAACGTGGACTGTTGCCGGTTCAGCGGTAAACGTCACCGGCTATTCGGCCCGTATGCAGGTGCGACAGTACGCCGAGAGCACGGCTACCGTTCTTTCCCTCGTAAACGGCACAGGCATTACGCTCGGCGGTACAGCGGGCACAATTGCTCTCAGCGCGGTTGCAACAGCCACAAGCGCGATTGAAGCGGGGCAGTATGTTTACGATCTCGAACTTGTTTCGGGCGCGGGCTATGTCACTCGACTCGTTGAAGGCTCATTCGTTGTTTACGCGGAGGTCACGCGGTGACGAATGTCACAGTCTCCATGTCTACGGCGGTTGTCACGGCGTCTACTACTGAGGCCGTTGTCAATGTCACGGGGCAAGACGCGGCAACGGTAACAGTCGCTGGTGCGTCGGGGCCGAGTCCTATCGCGGTGCAATATTCGCCCGTATTCTCGGCAACGGGACTTACGTTTACAGGTTCCGGCACCGCATACCCGTCGTATAACTCGTGGTATATCAAGCACGGGCAAATGGTGACGTTTCAAATACAAATTGACATGACTACGGTCACGGCGTTTGGTACGGGGCAATTCAAGAGTGAACTACCTGTTGCGCCGCTTCTTCCGGGCGCACATTTTCCCGGCTGGATTTGGCGCGACCCAAGTGTGCCAGCGGATGACGCTAACCACATTGTGCTGAACGTGGACTACACCAACACTTCTAAAACGCTTGACCTCCATTTTCTGGTGGGCGCGACGGCAAGCCCGAAGCCCATTATCGAGAACCAGCTCACGCAGGGCGCACCGGGGTACAACCTGACCACGGTTTCTAAGATTTACATAAACGGCACTTACATCGCGGAGTCCTAAATGCCTTACTCAATTACGCAAAATAACCCCGATTGTGCGGGCTGGGCTGTCGTTGATCCGGCTGACAAGGTTTTCGGCTGCCACAAAACCAAAGGTGATGCTATCAAGCAGGCGGTGGCGATATCGCTCGCAACCGACGAACCTTTCATTGGTGAGCGTGCCATGCCTGACCTTTCGGCCCCGCAATTCATGCGTGACGCTGCCGAGCAGGGCGTGACCTGGTACGAAGAGGGTTTGGCGGGCGACGGCGTAACCGCTGGCACGGTGCGCGAAGCGCGTCTTATGGCTTCCGGCGAAGTTTCGGCAGACAAGTGGCAACGAATTTCGGCTTGGATTGCGCGGCACATGGTGGACTTGGACGCACCTGACGCGGAACCGGGCGCGGATGGCTACCCGTCGCCGGGCGTTGTCGCTCACGCGTTATGGGGTTCTCAAGGTGGAAAGGATGGCGCAATGCGCACGAAAGATTACGCAGACAGACTGTTGGCGCGGATTGAGGCGGAAACGCGCAACGCTGACGGGCCTACGGTGAAAATCTCCGACATTGACGGAACTCTCATTCAAGACGGCGCACGGGACGATTCGGTGTGGATGTTCTTACAAGATCAGCCTGGCGCATTGTTCATTGTCACGGGGCGTCCAGAATCCGAGCGTGATGCAACGGTGCAACAGCTCGCGGACTTGGATATCACCTATTCGCGCCTCATCATGAACCCGTCGAGCACGGCAGACTCCTCCGAGTACAAAAAAGCCACGGCGGAGGAATTGCTGAAAACGTATAACGTGACCGTGGCTGTCGAGAATGACCCGCAAACGCTGGCGTACTATGACGAACTCGGCATTGAGGCTGTCGATCCGGAAAATCTTGACGCGCAGGGAGTCGAGGAGGCGTCGGCATACCGTAAAGGTAGAATTGCTGATATGGGCAAGATTGAGACGCGCGAGTTTACGACAACGATTGAGCTTCGCGCTGAGGGTGACGGCAACACGTTCACCGGCTATGCCGCGCTTTTCAACTCACCGAGCGAACCGTTGCCTTTCACGGAGATTATCGCGCCGGGTGCTTTCAAGCGTTCGCTGCGTTCGCGCAATGACGTGAAGATGTTATGGAACCACGATTCTGGCGCGGTGCTCGCTTCGACACGATCCGGCACACTTTCTCTCATTGAGGACGAGCGCGGGCTTAAGGTCACGGCTATTCTTCCCGAAACCACCGCCGGGCGTGACGCACGGGAACTCATTTCAAAGGGAATTGTAGACGCAATGTCGTTCGGGTTCTCGGTTCCGTCGGGCGGTGATTCTTGGTCGCAGGATGGTTCGACGCGCACACTCAAGTCTGTTCGCTTGCACGAGGTGAGCGTTGTCGCATGGCCCGCTTACGCCGCCACGGGTGGCACGGTGAGCGTTCGCGCACTCGATAAGGTTGCACAACGTGCTGAGGTGGATGCGGACGCGCTACAGGATGTTCTCACGCGTATCGAAGAGGGCGCGGAGAGTCTCACCACGGATGACCGCCGCCTACTTGAGCAGGTTCTTGACCGGCTAGCACCAGCGGATGAGGCTGACGAGATCGTGGGTGACCTGGACTTGCTTGCACTCAAGAAAAAGAAACTTGACCTTCTCGAACGCTTCTAGTTAGCCTTTATACGCATAACGCTCGGGTGCTGGACTCGGGCGTCTTGCTTTTCGGCGTGTCTTTTCTTGCGCTAATTCCTTACTGCGTATTCTTTTTAGTGATTCAGCGTCAGCGCGGTCACGGTTCAGAGTTAGCTCGGCCATTCCCCTAAAACCTTTTTTGATTGGAGAATATGATGAGCGATTTCATCAAGTCACAGTCAGAGGTCAAGGCGAACCTCGTTCACCAGATTCGCAGCATCATTGACGCTGCCGAGGCTGAGAAGCGTGGCCTGACCGCTGAAGAAAACCAAACCATTGACCGCATCGAGTCGGCTATTGAGGATGCACAGCGTTCAATCGCTGTTGCTGAGCGCACCGAGGTGCGTCGTGCCGAAGCTGAACAGGCTGCCGGTGCTTTCGTTCCGCAGACTGTCGAGGCTCGTTCTGAGGCCGACATCTTCCGTGCACTTGCTCACGGCGAGATTCGTTCGCACACGTTCGAGTCACGCGCTACGCTCGTAAACTCTTCTGACACGGTGCCGGTTTCGTTCTACGACCAGCTCTTCATGATCGCGAAGAAGGTCGGCCCGTGGCTGACCGCTGCTGACGTGATTGTTCGCAACTCGGGCAACGACCTTCGCATCCCGGTTATGTCGGCTTACTCGACCATTGCTTCCGTTACGGCTGGTTCGGCTATCTCGCAGAGTGAACCGACCTTCACCTCGCTGTTGCTGTCCCCTGTCAAGGGTGCCGCGCTCGCACTCATCGCCAACGAGCTTCTCGATGACGCCGGGTTCGACATTTCCGGAAGTATTGCCGAGCAGTTTGGTGTTGCAATCGGAACGTGGGCCAACGCTACCGCGACTACGACGGTTCTTGCCGCCGCTGGTTCGGGTGTCGCGTCTGGTTCGGCAACGCTTCAGGCCGATGACCTGATCATGCTTGCGTACAGCATTGACGGCGGTTACCGTCCGAACGGTGCGTACATGGCAGCCGGTTCGACCATCGGCGCTATTCGCAAGTTGAAGGACACCGCCGGAAACTACCTGTACGCAGTCGGTCAGGGTGTTCCTGACACGTTTGCCGGATTCCCGATTCTTGAGAACCCGTCGATGTCGGCTGTGGGAAGTGGCGTGAAATCAATCATCTTTGGCGATTTCCGCGCCGTCAAGGTCACGCACACGCCGGTTTCGGTTGCAACCTCGCAGGATGCATACTTCGACCAGGACGTGACCGCATACCGCGCGAGCCTCCGCTTCGCTGCCGGACTCGCGTCCAGCGGTGCGGTGAAGTACCTCACCACTTCCTAAGTGGCAATAAGAAATCCCCTCGCTCTCGGGCGGGGGGATTTCTTTGTGTAGGCTTGACCTATGGGAAAGGTTTACGAGCAGGTCAATGGCGCAATAGCTCTCGCAAGTAACTCACCGGGGATTCCTACCGGCTACGGGACACAGGGCGCACAGTTTCTCGAACGTGCTTTACGCCACGGGATAAAGTGCGCGAGCCTGAGCAATTATGGACTCGAGGGCAACATTGGCACGGTCAAAGTTGGCAAACACCACATACCTCATTACCCCAAAGGTTTTCACCCGTATTCCGCCGATGTAATCCCGGGATGGTTCCAGCACTTCGACAATACGCATGACCGCGAGACGGTTCTTATGACGTTGTACGACGTGTGGGTGTTTGAGCAAATGGCGAACACGTTTCGTATTGGGCAGAAGGATATCCCGATTGTGTCGTGGGTGCCTCTCGATCACGTTTCGCTTCCCGTGCCTGTGGCGTCGTTTTTGCGCCGACCTAACGTCACTTCGGTCACTATGTCTCCGCATGGTCAGCGACAGCTCGAAAAGGCGGGTATTGAATCCGTGTACATTCCCCATGCCATTGATGTACATAACTACAAGCGCACGGAACACATGAGCCTCGTGGACGTGACGGGGCGCGAATACATTTTGGGCAAGAACCAAGACGCGTACTTGGTCGGCATGGTGAGCGCGAATAAGGCGAACGGCATGGTGCACCGTAAGAGCTTCGCGGAGAACTTCGCGGCGTTTGCGTTGTTCCGCCAGACTCGGCCCGACGCGGTGCTGTACGTTCATGCCGACCCGTCTCCGGTTATGGGCGGTTTCACTTTGCCGATGCTCGCTCAGGCGTTTGGGCTAGAACCTGGCGCGGTTGTGTTCCCTGATCCGGTGCAACACCGCCTTGGGTATTCTGATGCGGATATGGCGGCGATTTACTCCGCGTTCGATGTGTTGCTTCATGCCAACATGGGCGAAGGCTTCGGACTCACGAGCCTTGAGGCTCAGGCGTGTGGGACGCGCGTTATCACGTCCTCATGGGCGGCGTCGCCCGACCTGGTTTCGGAGGACTGCTACCTCGTAGAAGGGCAACCGTGGTGGAACGAGCAACTAAAAGCCGTTTCGCAGGTTCCGAATATTTCTTCGATTGTGGGCGCACTCGAACTCGCCTACCAAAATCGGGGCGTGTCTGAAAAGTCAATAGTCTTCGCGCAAGACTTCGACGCTGATAAAGTTTTCAACGATAAGTGGCTGCCATTTTGGAAAGGCGTGTTTGCATGATTCCCCTTCTCGCGGTTCCTACTCTGACGCGGCATGACCTTTGTGACCGGATGCTGGCGAGCATCGATTACCCGGTGCAAGACTTAATGATTATCGATAACAAGCCGGACGGGTGGGAACCGGTAAAGCCCGATAGTGTCCAGCGCATTTTCCACATTCAACTGCCGCAGAATCTCGGCGTCGCCGGATCGTGGAACCTCGCAATAAAGTGCTCACCGTTTGCGCCTTCCTGGTTGATTGTGAACGACGATGTGATGTTCGAGCCGGGTGCACTTGAAACAATGGCGGGTTCTTTGCGTTCGGACGCATTGCAATTCATGGACGTGCAACCGAAGTGGGCGGCGTTTGCCATCGGTGAGGATGTGGTGCAGAAGGTCGGGCTATTCACCGAACTCATGCACCCCGCGTACTTCGAGGACACGGATATGGAACGCCGCGCACTCGCGCACGACGTGGAACTCGAAAACATTCCGGCAAAGGTTCATCATGACAATTCTTCAACGCTCGAATCCGGCTTCGACATTCTGAACTACAAGACATTCAAAGCGAATCAGGCGACATATGAGGCGCGGGCTACGGCGGAGATTCTGACCGGTGGAGAATGGGACTTGGCTACCCGTCGAGATCTCTCATGGGACTAACAACGGTTGTCGCTACTGCGCCAGGGCGCGAGCCATGGCTAACACAATGCCTCCAAAGTCTTGCGGGCCGTGATGTTCTTGTCGTGTCGCTTGAACGTGGTTTTGAGCTTGGCAAAATCGAATGGGTTTATCGCAATACAACGCTAGAACGCTTCCTGTTCCTCCAAGACTCCGCCGAGGTGCTCTCTAAAGGCTTCTGGGGGCGTTTAGACGAGTTTCCTGGCTCGGTGGCACTCTTAGGCGACCCGAGCGTGTACGGCTCTTATATGGGCGTATATGAGCGCAAAGTGCTGGACAGGCTCGTGGGTTGGCCGTTAGTAGATTCTAAAATGGGCAGTATTGCGAATGAGATTATGTGGACGCGCGACTATGCGGACAAAGCGGGTGGCGTTCCGGTGCTCTTTCCCGATCTAACCGACGCTGACGGACATATGGGCGAAAAGTTTGGGCGCATGAATCTTGTGCTCGAGAATCAATACTTCCGCAAATGGAAAGGGACGTGGCGGTGAAAGTTTTAACTATCGGCACCTTCGACTTGATACATCCTGGTCACGTCGCGCTGTTGGAACGGTGCGTGGAACTCGGTGGCGCACGGGCGCACGTCTCCGTAGGCGTGAACACGGATGACTTCATACGACGCTATAAGGGCAAGTATCCGGTGATGACGCTCGTTGAGCGTTTGGAGATGTTGCGTTCTATCCGGTGGGTTGATGAAGTGCTGATCAACAAAGGCAACGAGGATTGTAAACCTCTCATAGATGAGGTGATGCCGGACTTGCTCGTGGTCGGTTCCGATTGGATGGGGCGCGACTACCTGAAACAAATCGGGGTTACGCGCGAATATTTGGAGAAGCGCAATATCGCTCTAGTTTTTCTTCCGTATACGGTGGGTGTCTCGTCTACGGCGATACGCGCTCGGCTAAAATAGAGCCATGATTACGAACGGCTATTGCACTATTCAGCAGGTCAAGGACGCGCTGCGCATTAGTGACGCCGTGGACGATTCTTTACTTGAACTCAGCATTGAGGCGGCTTCGCGTGAAATCGATGCCTACTGCCAGCGTGTGTTCTACTCCACAACGGCTACGCGCACGTTCGTGCCGGACAACTCTTACCTCGTGCAAATTGACGACCTGGTATCTATCACCAGCTTGAAAACGTCTACCGATAACTCGTGGGATACAACATGGGGCGCGAGTGACTACCAGCTCGAACCAACTAACGGGATTGTAGGCGGTTTGGCTCAGCCTTTCACTCGCATTCGGGCCGTGGGCAATAACGTGTTCCCGTACGGTAATTACGTCGTGCCGATGCTTCACCCGAATACGGTTCAGGTGACGGGCGTGTTTGGCTGGTCGGCTATTCCGCTCGACGTGCGTATGGCCTGTATCTTGCAGGCACAACGCCTCTTCAAGCGTTTCGACTCGCCTTTGGGCGTTCTCGGCATGGGCGACCTCGGCACGATTCGCGTGAGTCGCGTGGACTCCGACGTGCAGGCCCTTCTAGCGCCATACATGAAAGTAACGTACGCGTGAGTATCGCGGCGATTCGTCAAGGCTTAGGCGCGAACCTCGGAACAATTCGAGGGCTACGCGTCGCGGAGACAATACCGGATCAAGTGAACCCGCCACAGGCTGTCGTGGCTTTGCAGTCGGTTGCCTACGACGGTGCCCTGCGCGGCGGACTCACGACATATTCATTCATGGTGACCCTCATCGTTGGACGTGCATCGGAACGGACGGCTCAGCGCATTCTCGACGGCTACATTTCGCCTGGAGACGGCGCAATCAAGAACGCTATCGAGTCTGATAAGACTTTGGGCGGTTCTTGCTATGACGTGCGTGTTGAGGCTATGTCTAGCGTCGGTAGCCTTACCATTGGAGAAGTCAATTATTTGGCTGCTGACTTTACTGTAACCGTTTACGGAAACTAGGAGAAAACAAAATGGCCAAGTTAGTGTTCACCAACGCGTACATCACCGTGAACGGCGTGGATTTTTCTGACCATATCGCCAGCGTTGAAATTAGCCAGAGCGCGGACGAGATCGAAACGACTGCCTTCGGCACCGCTGGATGGCGTTCGCGCGTCGCGGGACTCAAGGATGGTTCCGTGAAGCTCGATTGGCACCAAGACTTCGCTTCGTCGGTTGATGCCACGCTGTCAAGCGCATGGGGTGCTGTGGGTACCGTTATCATCGCACCGAATGGCACCGCCATTTCCGCGAGTAATCCGCGCTGGACGTGCCCCGTGGTCTTGTCGAGTTATAACCCCGTCGCGGGCAGCACCGGCGACCTGCTGACGTTCTCCACGACGTGGGCTGCCGCCGGCGCATTTACGCGAGGCACTGTCTAAGTATTAGAGTAGGGTCATGGATCCTATTCAACTTGAAATCGTCTACGCCGACGGCACGACGAAAACCGTTAGTGCGCTCGCTGTCGATTTGATGCGTTTCGAAGCACACTTCGACATGAGCGTGGCGGGTTTGGCGACGCCGAAACTCACTCACCTTTTCTTCCTGGCTTACTCAGTCGAGAAGCGCACAAAGGCTACTGAACTTGACTTCGAGGCATGGGTTGAGAGCATTCAGATTGTGCGTGAGGGCGACGCAAAAAAATAGAACCGTTGGGCCATTCGCTGCATTGGATGATGGCCCAACTCGCTCACGAATACCACCTTTCACCGCGCGAACTGATGCAACTTGAGCCGCGGATGTTGTGGACTATGCAACGCTACCTCGTCGCTGTGTCTCGTGCCCGAAACGCGGGCGGTCAGTAGACTTGCCTCATGGCAGTTTCGTTTCGAGCAGAAGTCAATGCGCAAGACATGGCAAAAGTTGCGCGTATTCTCCGCAAGGTAGACAAAGAACTGCTTAACGATCTAGGGCGCAGTATGCGTTCCGGTATTGGCGGTACTGCCCGCGATATCGCGGCAACAGCTAACCAAAACGGTGCCCCATTGTCGGGCATGACAAACCATAACGGAAATACGAAGTGGGGCAACGTCAAAGCCAGCATTTCAACGCGTCCCGGTAGACAACGCTTCGGGTGGGGCGACTTGGTAACAATCAACGTCGATGCGGGCCGAACGTCGCGCGGTATGTATATTGCTGAGTTTGCGGGCTATAAGAACTCGAACGGTTCCCCTACGGATGCGCGTGGCCCGTGGTTCGTCGGAATGCTGAATCTCCGTGTGCCGGGATGGGATAAGGGTGGACGTTATGTGTACCGTGCCTTTATGCCTTTCAAGGCCACGATTTACCGTCTCGCGGAGTCTTTGGTTGAGAAGTGGACTGACCGCGTGAACGTGGAATTGGAGAACGTCTAATGCCTTTACGCCTCCCTATTGTTTCTAAGTTTGACCCGAGCGGTATTCGTGATGCTCAGACGGGGCTTGACCGTCTCGGCGGTTTTGCGCGTAATGCTGGCACGTTGCTAGCGGGCGCGTTTGTTGCGGGCGGTATCGCTGCTGGTGCGTTCGCCGTGTCCTCTCTCCGCGCGGCTGACGAGTCTTTCAAGGTCGGAAAGGCTCTCGATCAGGCGGCAAAGAACGCAGGCGTATTCGGTAACACCGACAAAGACATTCAGAAGGCTACAAATGCGCTAAAGATTCACGCTCAGACTTTGGGCGAACTCATCGGCATAGATGATGAACTCTTGCTATCGATGGAAAAGACTTTCCTCGCGGTTCCATCCCTCGCTGGACTTGGCGTCAAAGGTATTCAGCGTTTGGTTGAGGTTACGGCGGATGTTGCTGCTGGAACCGGTAAGGATATTGAATCCATCGGAAACAGTTTCATAAAGATTGCCGGAGATTCTGAGACTGCTCTCTCGAAACTGAGAAAGCAGAACATTGTCTTTACTGATGCACAGGAACAGGCTTACAACGCCATTCTCGCTACCGGTGATGAACTTGCCGCGAATGCTTATTTGATTGACCAGCTCGACGCAAAATATGCAGGCATGGCCGAGGCTGCAGCATCACCTCTTGCGCGTATTCAACAGATGTTTACAAACTTTCAAGAGGTCATTGGCACGGCACTTATGCCCGCGCTTGAGAAACTCGCACCGCTCATCGGTGCTGCGCTTGCCGAGATGGTCGCTGACCCGACATTCCAGAAGTTTCTCGTGGACTTGGGTCAGGCGTTCGTCGATATTCTCCCGTCGATAACGGAACTTCTCCCGTCGATGATGTCTCTCATGAAGGAGATTCTTCCGGGCATTGTGGCTGTCGCGCCCGGCGTCGCAGACCTTATCAAGGGAATTGCCGACACGTTCAAACGTGGTTCCGCTGACGGTAAGGGATTTAAGGATGCCATGCAACTTGTAAGCGGTGTGCTCTCGTTTATTGGTGACGCTATCCGAAACGTGACGGGCTATCTTTCAGGACAAAATAAACTTCTTGAAGATGGACAAGTCAGTATTTACACATTCTTAACTCCACTTGGCGTCTTGCAAACCATGATTTGGAAAGTGAGCAACACCGTTCGCGATCTAATCAATAATTGGAACGAACTCTTCGGCATCACGTCCTCGAAGCCTCTTACGGTTCCCACGCGTTCTCTTGGTTCCGGCGGGCTGAAACTCGCCAGCGGTGGCATTGTCATGCCGAAACCTGGCGGGACTATGGCAACTATCGGTGAGGCTGGTCAGGCAGAAGCGGTTATCCCGCTTGACAAGCTCGGCACGGTCATGGGCGGCGGTGGAGGTGGCACGACCTACAACGTCGTAGTGAACGGTGGGCTTTCCACGTCGGCGGATATTGGGCGGGCTGTTGTGGACGCTATCAAGAAGTATGAACGCGTTTCTGGCCCTGTGTTTGTGGGGGCGTAATGGCGCAGTACACATACAAAGTAGAGCTAGAAACAAATACGGGTTTCATTCTCGATACGGACGTGCTGGACACCGGTGTGCTCGGCTACCTTCTCCAAGATGTGACTCAGTATGTGCGCTCAGTTTCTACGCGTCGCGGAAAATCAACACTACAGGGCAAGTTTACAGCCG